TGTCAATAGTCCCGCCATCAATATCAGGATTATTAATATCACTATCATTAAAAACTTCTCTTCCATTCTTTTGAACAGTCATCTTACACTCCTTGTAGCCATCAGGCTAAAGTCATTACGCTAGCGTTCCACCTGCTACGACTGCCCTATACTCCGCAGTAATGTTACATACCGTAGCAGCATCTGCTGCACCGCCAGCGATGGTTAGTTGAATCTTCTTTCCCGCTGGAATGTAGATAGCTCCAGTCCATGAAAGCTGAGCCTCTGCAGTAAGGTTAGCTTTCGCTCCTGTCGTTGAGTTGAACACTACTTGTGGAGTAGTGTGGTCTGTCTGCACGGTGATATAGGTGATGGTAGCATCATCTGCTACGTTCACATTAGGTAGGGCTAGAACCAACTTCTCCAGTACAACTGCCTGAGATGTGCCAGTGAAGAGGTCATAGGTACTAGCAGCCTGATTCAAGTCCTCTGTTGTGGCAGCAATTTGAAGTGTCCCAACACCAGTGCCTAGAGCACTAATAATACTATCCAAGTCTGTATGAGCTAGGTCTAGAGAAGCCTTGACAGAATCATCCTGTGCAGCTCCTCCGTCTCCAGAGAACGCACCGACCTTATCCGAGAGGGCCTCAAGGGAATCGGTAGAGTTATCAAAGTCAGAAGTGTCTCCACCACTATCCTTGGTCATGAGGATAGATAGAATGGAGTTGTCGAGAACCTTAGTCGGGCTTGTCGTACCGCTGTCGGCTACAGCGTAGAGGTACTGAACATCGTTCTTGATGTCCTCTGTCTCTACAACTACGTTCGACCAGACGGCAGAGGGAACATGAGCTGTTGCGCCACCAATAGTGGCCGTGATCCCTCCTACGACCAGCTTGTACATATCTCCTGTCTGCCATTCAGCAGCGAGGAACTGGTAGGAGCAGTAGACCGATCCATTCGTCTTGGCAAAGGTTGGCTGAGTGATTCCGGCGCTAGAGAACGCGCCACCTCCAGTTGACTTCTCAAGAACGGCAGATATACTTGTTATGTTGATACTAGCCGAGGCTATCGCCCCAGCGTCCATGTCGAAGATGCCTATGTTGAAGAACTGGATAGCGTTCTCTTCAACCGTTTGGCTTTCTGAGAAGGCCGTTCGCAGTTGTCCAGCAGCACTACCGAGGGTAGCCTGAACCCACTCCAGGCGTTCCAGAACAGTTCCGTCCGCGTTAGAGGAAACGGAGGAAGTGCTGACTCCGTTGTCGCTAGTATTGTTCCCTATAAACCTTTGTTCATTCCAAGCCATGGCTAGTTACCTCCTCCCTATATCGCGCGAACGCGAGCTACGACCGTGATAGATTTAGACGCCCCAGTCTCCGTGAACTTGATCTTAAACTGTTCACAGGGAGTAACCTCGAAGGAGGACATGTTAGCTCCGCCAGTGCCAGATGTCTTGGTTTGTCCAGTTGTGATATCAGGATCGATTTCTAGGAAGGTCGTGCCATCGTTGCTGACTAGCACTTCGGCTTTCATAGTACCGTCGCCAGTAACAAGCCACTGAAGGGAGAAATAGCCGCCCAGCTCTCGGGCGCTATAGGCTTCGGAAGTGTAGCTTCCAGCTGCTGCAATCTCTCCTGTCGATATAAGGGCAGAGCCCCTGGGTCCTATCTTCACCATATCTGTTCCTCCTGTCTTCTGTTACTGCTGTTACTGCTGTTTGGTGAACTTTGGTAAATTTTTTACCATAGCGCGCTTGCTACACGCTCGCTTTTGCTACACGCTCGCTGCGCTCGCCTGGCCTTTTATATCTATAACATCCTCCGGATTCGTGCAGAGGCCTATCTGCTTCGCTCTATTCTTGATGTCAGCTATATCGTCCTTAGTGAGGTGGACCGAGAGACTCTCCGTCCTAAGCGTCCTAACAGCTGCGTGACCTGCCCTGTCAAGGAGGTCCGTTGCTGTCTTAAAACGAGTCGTCTCGTTCCCCTCACATAGAAGCTCCTCAAGGGTCTGGAGAGCAATAGGGGCAATCTCCTGAATCCTCTTTGCCACGTCTACTGCGTCCAGATCAGCTGCGTCCCGCATCAGGTTCATCTGTCTCTTGCAGATAGCGCTATTCGCTACATTCGACACGGTAGCCTGGGTGACTCCCATCTGACGCGCGATATCTATATGATGCATCCCGGTGACGAGAAGACGCATGATCTCTCTATGCGTATCCCAGATATTCTGGATTTCATACTTTCGCTCGCCTGTAGCTGGCCGACCCATATAGTCCTCCTTGTCACGCACAGGGTATCATAAAAATGGGTAGTTGTCAAGCCTGCAATAATGATGGAAATGATGATCTATTCCCTCCCACGCTGTGGTAAAATTTTTACCATAGTTTTCTTCGCTGAACAGTAACCATAGTTTTCTTCGCTGATAGCGAGCATGTGGGAAATACCACATTTATAGATCTATCACACAATCTACCAACTCCTTTGTGCGCGCGATAGGGTGTCGGTTCCCCGAGGGGGGGTGGTTCATTTTTCCCTTGACTTTTCGTTCGTCTCGTGTTATGTTGGAGTCAACAAATGATCTTTGACAACTGAATATCGGGAGGAGTTGCGGCAGGACAAATATGCATGGAGGTGCATACTATGAAACGTACCCTGTTCTGCGCGACGAAGAAGCACAAGGACGACGACGCCGTCCGGACGGAGCTGACTGTTGATATGTCTGGGCTTACGCCCGAGGACATCGCGGAGTATGCTCTGGACGGCATGGTCATCAAGTGGCAAGCGAGCGCTCGTCGGAAAAAAGAGCCGATTCCTAGGAAAGCCACCTATATTGTACCGAAACCTGGCACGCGAGCGACTCCGTCTTTGACTCCGCTTCAGATGCTTGAGCAGCTTTTCGGCCACGATAAGGTTGTGGAGCTGGTTAACAAGGCAGGCGGAAACGTGGATGCGGTTATCGCTACATTCAAGTCTATGATTGAATAACTAACAATCGCCGTGACTCCCTCCCTCTATTCAGCTGGCAAATATCTATATTGGAGGTGCAGGTATGTATTATAATATCACGCTTACAAAAGAACAGGTCATTAAACTTTATACTATCCTTTACCAAAAAGCAAGCAGGCAGATTGTATCTGATGAAGAGTATGAAATCCTCAATACTCTTCGAGAGTGTAAGGAACGAAATAACTGGAGGTAAGAAAATGATTGAATTCTTGGGAACCTTCTCTATAATCCTTCTAGCTTGGCTAGCTAGCACGATAGCTGTGGACCTCCTAGCCGCTTGGCTACGGAAGCGATAGAGGAGTTATAGAAGATGAAAATGTACATTCGTATGCACGTATGCACGTGTGTACGTATACGGGGGGCCTGCCTCCCATTTTCATTTTCATTTTCACTAGATGTATAGGAGTTCTTCTGTCATCCTTACACACTATTAAAAAAAATATATAACTATAGATAGAAAGAGAGGAAGAAGAGAGGAAGAGAGGAAGAGAAGAAGAGAAGAAGAGAGGTTTCCCTAGAGAACTAATGAAAATGAAATTTGGTGGGAGGGGAGGGCTGGGTGTATACGTGCACACGTGAAAACGTACATACGAGCCTATATGTTTGCATGTATGTAGGTATGTTTGCAACCTATTGATTAGTGCTTGACATCTACGGCTTTTTGTGATATGATGGGTTTGGTTATAGAAAATGGATAGGAGTAGTAAAAAAAATGGAGAAGAATGTTTCTATTCAGGCGCGTATAGACATCATATCACTCGCGACGCTGGCTCGTGCCTTTAACAATGCGGGGCTCAGGATTATGACGAAGAGTGATCTAGTATGGGAGGCGATAGAGCAGATTGCCTCAGCGTATCAGAGAAAGGGAGCGACCAGGTTCGAGACGATAGAGGATGCTCTAGCGTATCTAGAACACGCAGGGCTTCCTATAGGGACGAACAAGAGAGCACTTCGATCTATAATGAAGGCTCAGGTCGCACAGAATCTAGAGATGGACTTCCCTGACTATAGACAGGGAGCGAGAGTTACTAAAGGTATGCTTCAGAAGAGTGATAGAGAGGAGTATGAAGAAGCTGCAGCGGCGATTAGGGGTATAGGTGGCACGCCTATATCCTTTGAACAGTTTATGGAGAATAAGAAGGCAGGCGAACGAAGTGAGCTTCTAGCAAGCAGCGAGCAGAGCGAGCAGGGGCTCGCAGAAGGGAGAGAGAGAAGATGATAAGAATCAGCTCCATGACTAAGTCGATAGAGATGACCCACTCGATTAAGGAGATGTCGAGCGATGATCTTTTCACGCTTCTCGAGATGTTGCTTATGCACCTGGGGATGATAGAGGAGATGCAGAAGCGAGGGATACTACTTAGCTTTAGTGAAGCGTTTGAGAAGATGAAAGAAAGAACTATGGTAAATAAATTACCATAGATATCAGCAAAAAAAAAGGAGGTGCAAAGATGAGTAAGCCAACAGAGTCGGAAGTCCTATCAGCGATCAATACTATTCTTAGCGACAAGAGGTCTTACCCAACTAGTCTCAACTATGCAATCAATTACTGTCGTGCAGCTTTAGCTATGAGAGGAGAAGAACTTAAGGTTCAGTGTCTCTATATCCTCAATAACATCCAGAGGTGGAGACATGAGAAGGCAAAGGAAGTTCGTACCACGCTACGGAGCTTTTCATCACGTTAACTGTGGTAAAAAATTTACCATAGCAAGCGACCAAGAAAGAGAGGTGCAAAATGTTCTGGTACGCGAAGGAGCTACGAAGTAGCGAGGAAGATCGGTTTAGGGGAGCCCTCTACAAAGCTCCAGGGAAGCCAAGAGTTCCAAAGCCCAGAGCGCTCAGGCGCTCAGCGGTGAGAGTAATAATGGAAGGAGGTATCTATGTTGCTGAGAGGAAGCGACAGCGAGTTCGCCCGACTTGAGCGCTCCTTTGAGAGGAGAATAGAGAGGGAGAGGAGCGAGAGAGATGAGCGAAGAGAAGATGAGGAGCAAGAAGAGGAAAGAGAAGAAGCCAGAGCTCAGCTTGCTTTCTATCACAAAAGACTGGGCAGGCTTCTTCGAGATTGACGCGAGGATAGGGGAGCGAAGCTATACGTTCTACATCAGCTCTGAGTTCACGGTGCGAAAGGTGAAGAGTCTAGTAAAGAAGCGTAGCTTCGGTCGGGCTATTTCGTTGCTTAGAGAAAATAATGAGAAGAGAGGAGGTAAGAAAGATGAGAAAGCTTAAGAAGGTTCCTAAGATAGAACCCAAGAAGATCGTGAAGGTGTCGTGGCCAGAGGAGGAGACTAGAGCGGCGACTACCCTCATCACAATCTTTGGTCCAAGTGATGAGATAGTGCTGATCAAAGTATATGCTGCAGATGATGTAGATAAGAAGATTGTACAACTGCAATCCGAACTGGAACAGGCGCGGCGGGAGAGGGATGAATGGAAGCGTGAATACTCTCTCATCAATGCCGGTCAGCTAATGGCGGAAGAACAGGTTAAGAAGGTGGAAGCCGAGCTTGCCACCCTGCGGGCGAGGTTGGACCCGGTTCTAAGATGCTACGCAGTCTACGCGGAGATTGATGAACCGGGATATCCAAATGAAATGGTCGAAAAGTTCTTCCGTCAGCGCGGAGATGATTGCTGGCAGGCCGTGAAGCAAGTTGGGGAGGAGGGGTGATGGAAGTAACTAGCGAAGATATGAGAAAGGCTGCGGCGGATATGAATCGTGCTGTGGACAGGTTCAAGGAAGCCGTTGACCACCTTGACGAAACTCTTGACCGTCACCTTCAACGCGCTTCGGAGATTGTTGATAGGTTTGAGATTGCCGTATCGCACATGAGATAGGAGGCCACAGACGATGGACGCTGAACGCTTACAAAAGATGGACAAGGAGGGTGGGAGATGAAGCTCACGTTATTTCAACGGTTTCTTCTACTGGTTATCATGAAGTGCCTTTCTTTGTCTGATATTTCGGCACGGCGCAGAGATAAACTAGAATCGCTTCTTTGCAGTGTCGCCTTTAATGGAGACCTGAGGGAATCCGACTTTGAGTATTTTCGCTGAGGAGGCCCACCATGAACCCAAATAACTACTGTTCCCTCTCAGCGGCCCAACGGCTTCATGAGGCGGGGATTGTGATTGAGACGGACTGGTATTACTGTCGAGTTGAAAACGGTTGGTATTTTAGGGATGAAGATAATTACCACAGAGAAGTGTTTCTATCCATTCCCGCCCCTTCAACGGCCGAGATCTTGTGGGAGTTGCCGAGCGATCCTGGAGAACTTATCCATGCCCTTATGCGATACTGGTCTTGTGACCATTATCCCAATCTACTAGCAAGATTCATTGCGATGTTGAGAGACCCCGACGCGCTCATTGATTTTTTGATCTGGGTGAGAAAGGAGCGAGCCAATGGAAAATCTTAAAGAGCTTCTACCGCTGTATGAGCGATTGCAGAAGGTGTTTAGGGAGAAGATGGGGCCGGAACAGGTTGGGGATAGGATATTTGATACCAGAGACAACATGGTCGGCTTCATCTCCTCAATCGACGGAAATCGGCTTGATTACATTACAGACGATGGAAATGCCTACTGGACGATGAAGTGGGAAGTCGACCGCCTTCCCCTCCCCATCGATCCCGTGAATCCGGAGAGGGGATTGTGGGGGATGGTGGATTGGAGCCGTATAGAAATACTGGCATCACACGATGATGGAACGGTGAGTGTCGCGGAACCGGGAACTTTTATGGGAAGATTCAACGTCACCGAAGCCCTTCTCCAGGCGTTGTGCGAACAGGAGGGGGTATGAACGATAAAATTAGCATCAGAAGAATAGAGATAGAGTTTCCGTGCGAGATTTCCATTGATCCAAGAGTTTTCAGGGCAATCGATGCAATTATAACTGAGTATGTATGCAAGCCATACAAAGTGGAGCATCCCCATAGAACAATGTGGGTATCTGGACATGGAAGCAAACCGCACTTTTCTCGGATTGATGCAATGTTCCTTGGAAAAACCGAGCATGATCCTACAGTGCCCGATGGCGCAGAACCTAGATATGATGACGATGTTTACCAGATTGAAATCAGCGAAAGGGAAAATTATGAACGATGAAATCCGCAAGCTGCTGACTACGGAAGTGTTGGAGGAGAAGTTCATGCCGGGACTTGTTGGGTATCCGTACAAGCATGACGGAGAGGTGATGTCAAACCGCACCTTCACCACCGTAAACGACGCGCAGGCACTCAAGGACGCGCTGGTGAAGATGGGGAAGTGGGATGATTTCTATCTCCATGCCATAGGGGAATTTGGACAGCATAGAGAAAATTATCGCCAGTTCTTTTTTGGAGAAGATTTCACAAGTTGGCTTTGGTCCTACACCACCGACGACAAGGGCAACCGAACCGGATACCGGCTGCTTGAGTTGGCGGGGAGTTTATTCAGCAGATGAAAGGAGGTAGATAGTGAAGGAAAAGGAGATGTTAGTTAGAGTTCTATTCTATATCTCTTTAATAGTTTTTCTCATATGGCTACTATCTCAGTAGGAGGTGCTATGTACCTTATAGACGATGATCTCTGTGATAGCTGTAAAGATCGAGAGAGGTGTGAAGCTCTTGCGGATGGTCAGAACTCCTGGACGTTCTCTTCTCAGTTCCGATGGTGTCATAAGTATAGAATAAAGAACTATAAAGGGGAGCAGTACTGGATCGATAACCTGGAGTTTCTCCAAACAAGAAAACGGAGGTGCTAAGAGATGTCAGATATCAGAGAGGATATAGAGAATCTACTCGCATTAGGAACTTTCAACAAGGCTCGACTTCTGGCGACGTTGAAGGAGATGACGATAGAGTCAGGGAAGGAGAAGAGACCAAAGAGATCTCATGTACCATCTAGTCCCTGTATCCAGTATATAGAGATTAAGCGAAACTACACCTGCCTCCACTGTGGTGTACGAGAATCAACAGTGGTCAAGCTGCGACGAGGAGAGGATGTTATAGCTACAACGCAGGGAGGCGTGAAGATCATAGTTGCAGAAAGTCCAGCTGAGATTGAGTGTGTCTGTAAGGAGTGTGGAAAGTGTAGAGATTTCATATCCAAGATGAGTCGAGAGGATCTGGAGAAAAGATACATAGAGCTTTTATCAAGCATATCACTAGATGCATATAAAAAGGTAATAGGCCGCAAACAATAGAGCTTGACATCTCACATTTTTTATGTTATGGTGATTCATCAGTTTTCAAAAATGGACAGGGGTTGTCCATTACTAAACGGCCAGGAGCCGTAGAAAGAGGAGGTAGTTACGATGGTAGAAGTCAAAGCAAAGGCACCGAAGTTGGAGAAAGAAGCGGCGGTCATGGTGGACCTAGGGGAGAACGTGCAGGATGCGATCTCTCGTTTCGGAGAAGAGGTGGTCTTCTCTAACTATATCGCCAATGTCAAGATTGGCGTTCAGAGCGGCATCCGGCGCTATCTCGAAGCTGGACTTTCTCAGGAGGAGATTCAGTCTAAGTTCGAGAACTACAAGCCTGGTGTGACTATGGATCGCGTTGTCGATCCGGTCGCTGCTATGGCCGCGAAGTTGTCGAAGATGTCGCCCGAGGAAAGGGCCGCTGCGTTCGAGGAACTGCGGCGGAAGATCGAGGCGGCTGGCTAGCCACTCGGAGTATGGGATGGGAGCTATCCCAGTCAGAGGCTCTCATCCCTTTTCTCTTCTTCATAATTGTGGTTTTTCCCTGGTTCTTGAAACTAGAGAAAACCCACAAATATGAAGAAAGGAGATATTATGAATCTAAGTAAAAGAGAAGAACAGTTTATGCAGTTTGAGATTATCGTAGGGGAGCATATTAACAACTATACAATTCCCCAGTATGGAGATGCTCCTGATGATGAGGTTGAGAAGTGGTCTGCTGAACAGTGCGTCTTAGCTATTCAAAAGTACACTAAGCGGTTTTCCTCCTCACAACGAGGAAGACTAGAGTCCTTAAGGGATATGGTGAAGATAGCTCACTTCGCCTGCCTTGCCTTTTACAAGATGGAGCCTTCTATAGAGGAAGAAAAGAAGATCTCGGAGGGAAGAGTATGACTCACAAGGTTGTAGCAAAGCTTGATAAAAAGGGAAGTGAACAGGGAGTCTATTGGCACTATACCTTTGGTGTGCCTAAAAGTGATGTAAATGGAGGATTTTACGTAAAGAAGGATATAGAGTTCCCTCCTGATTTCATCGAAATAGAAGTGGCTACAAGAAGGGAGGACTAGTATGTCACGTCAGGGAATTATGCTATGTTATCCTTTTGAGGAAAAGAGGCTGAACAAGTGGGACCCCCCTTTCTTAATTCAGCCGAAGCTTGATGGGGACCGCTGCCGTGCGATCATAGGGCCGGAGGGTAACGCAGTTCTCCTATCGTCTGAGGAGAATGTAGTAGAAAGCGTCCCTCATATCAACGAAGCGTTGAAGAACTTGCACCTCCGCAACGTGGAGTTAGATGGTGAGCTCTACATCCACGGCGCTCCCCATGAAGCGATTCATAGTATTGTAAGCAGAACGGAGAACCTCCATCCAGACTATAAGCTGGCTGAGTTCCACATCTTCGACATCGTTAGCAGCGAGGTGCAGTTGACAAGAGCGAGTAAGCTTATCGACCTTTTCCCTGCTTTCCAGGACTTTGGTCCGCTCCAGAGGGTAAACAGTAAGCTAGTCGAGAGCCTAGACGAGATCATGCAGGAGCTAGACCGATATATCCAACGTGGCTATGAGGGCTTCGTCCTTCGGAATATAGAAGCTCCCTACGTCAGGAAACGCTCCGTAAACATGATGAAGTTCAAGCCAAGGAAGGAGGACCTCTATGAAATCGTGGGTACGGTGGAAGAGGTCAGTAAGGATGGCGTTCCTAAGATGGCTCTCGGTGCGCTTGTCTGTCGTGGAGATGATGGAACTCTATTCAATGTGGGTAGCGGCTCGCTCCTTACAAGGGAGGCTAGGGAGAAGCTGTGGGCGGTCAGAGAAGATCTGCCGGGAAAGTGGGCGCGCGTGAAGTACCAACATATGACCTCGGCTCGAGGTGTCCCTCGCTTCCCAGTTGTGGTGGAGATTCTCTAGATGAAAAAGAACTTTGGTAAATAATTTACCATAGAGAGGAGGAAATATGAGCGGAAAGAATAGAAGTCAGAAAGTCATCTTAACAATCGTGAAAGGTAGGAATAGGTTACTACCAGCAGGAGACTACTCCTTCTACATCGACCAAGTCTATATTGAAAGGGGTAGTGTAAACGTGAAGGGAAGGATCATAGATGCGCTCGTAAGGGAGGAGGATAATAGCGATGAACCTAGTACCACATAGCTCCTGGACTGTCAATGATGCAACGAAGATTCAGACCTATATGGACTGTCCTAGGAAGTACTTCTATGAATACGTTCTAGGCTGGAGACCAGACACTCCTAACGTCCACCTAGAGTTCGGCTCGGCCTATCACCTGGCGATGGAGCATCTTATTCTCTATGGCTACAACGATAAGTCGCTTCTCGATGCCTACAATAAGCTGGATACCTACTATAGACAGTTCTTTCCTCCTGTCATGGATGAGGCTAACCACCCGAAGACACCAGCTATGGCCTTCAAAGCGCTGATGGAGTATGTCAAGTACTATCACAATGACCAGTTTATTCCACTCTACACTGAGATAGCTGGCTCCGTTACGTTGAGTGAGAAGTATAACCTCCACTTTAGAATGGACTCTATTCTCGACACACCAGATGGGATAAAGAGTAGGGAGCACAAGACAGGAAGCCAACTCAGCAGACAGTGGATGGACCAGTGGTCCCTGAAAGAGCAGACGGGTGTCTACAACCACGTCCTCTATTGCCTCTTCCCAAGCGAGAAAGTCTGGGGAGTCGAGATTAACGGAACTATCTTTAGCAAGAAGAACATCCAGTTCCAACGCGTTCCTGCGAGACGTACACTAGCAGGAATGGAAGTCTGGTACTGGAACACTATCTGGTGGCTTGATGAGATCTCTCATGACTTCGAGCGCCTCAGTTCCTGCAAACCAGACGACACCGTGATGAAGTGCTTTAAGATGAATACGGAGAACTGTACCAAGTACTTTGGCTGCGCCTATCACGACTTCTGCACCGCTTGGCCAAATCCTTTGGCAAGAATAGAAGAAGTTCCCAGTGGCTTCAAGATCGAGCATTGGGATCCAGTAGAGGAAGAGAGTGATGCGAAGTATATCTTCCGTCTGGACCCGAACAGTAGCAACCAGGTCTCAGAAGGACCAAAGAAGAAAGGAGAATAGCTATGCCTCTTGATATAAAAAAGGAGTTCGATGACATTCGTAGGATGTACCAAGAGAGCTCAACTCGTGAAACCTCAGCCTTTCTCATCTACGGGGGTAGTGGCTCTGGTAAGACTCGTCTCCTCAAGACCTGTCGCAGACCTATTCACGTCGATAGCTTCGATCCTCGAGGCACGACTACTATCCGCGACGAGATCAAGGAGGGCTGGATTCTGGCGGATACTAGGTTCGAGACCGAAGACCCCTTTAAGCCTACAGCCTTCGATCTTTGGGATAAAGAGTATGAACGAAGGCAGCGAGAGGGCTACTTCAACCACATCGGAACCTACGCTATCGACTCTGCTACCATGTGGAGCTCTGCTGCTATGAATAATGTTCTCAAGAACTCAAAGGGAGGTTCCAGAGCTGGAAGCCAGCCCTTTCAACAGGACTATCTCCCTGCTATGTACATGATAGAGAACGCTGTCAAGGACTTTCTCTCCCTTCCTTGCGACATTGTTCTAATCGCGCATGAGAACGAGCTAAAGGATGATATAACAGGGAAGCTCTATGTCACCCCTCTCTTCACGGGAAAGCTCCAGCAGAAGATACCTCTACTCTTCGACGAGCTATATCACATGGAAGTAGTAAGGACCTCAAGTGGCTTTAAGTACTCCATGCTCACTAAGAGTGATGGAACATATAGAGCAAGAACAAGACTAGGAAAGGAGGGACTGTTCTCGGCAAATGAAGAGCCAGACATTAAGGCTCTTCTGAAGAAAGCGGGCTATAGCACAGAAGATAAACCGTACTAGCAAATAAAAAAGAAAGGAGGAGTCTATGTCTACCAAGAAGGTTTCGGTTCCAGGTGGAACGAGAGACGACTGGAAAAGCGACAACTGGGACAAGCGTGTCAACAGTACGCTCCAGTGCTCTACGTGCCATAGTTACTGCAACTTCCGTTGTCGTCATAATGCACCTCTTGGACAAGCTGGATGGCCTGCAGTCTATCCTACCGACTGGTGTATGCAGCACAAGATAAGCAAGCAGACGATGGAAGAGATCATGGAAGGGAGGTCCTAGATGCCTATCTTTACTGAAGATGTTATCGACGAGCTGAAAGCCGTCCTGGGAAAGGTTCTATCTGGCGACCTAGTGAGAACGGAAATTGAGAAGAGCGACCTGAAGATTAAAATCTATAAGGTCGGAGATGTAACTAGAATCGACATTAAAGAGAGAAAGGAGAAGTAACATGAGTTTCATTCTTGACGTGGACACCGCTAATGTACCCGAGTTCAAAAGCCTTCCTGAGGGAAGCGAGGTCGAGCTTCGTATTGTCTCGGCGGAGATGAAGAACAGTAAAGCGGGCGATCCTATGCTGGCCCTTCGCCTCGACATTCCGCAGGAGCCGCTGTCGAAGGACATCAATCACTTCATCATGCTTCCTACAAATGGCGACGATGAGAAGAGGTCGGCGCAAAAGCTGAACCGGCTGAAAGAGTTCAAAGCCTGCTTCGGTCTCCCTGCTAATGGTCCCGTCTCTAAGGACGACATGGAAGGGGCGAAGGGCTGGGCTATCTTGGGTGAGGAAGAGTCCCAGGAATACGGCAAGCAGAATCGCGTGAAGAGGTTCATCGTAGGCCGCTAGGCCCTTTGGTAAAAAATTTACCATAGAGGGAGGGGACGTTATCTGTCCCTTCCCTCCTTCCTATGAGAAGGAGAAACTAGTGGAAAAGCGACCAGATAAGATAGATTACTATCTAAGCATAGCAGCAACAGTTCTCGATCGTGGAACTTGTCTCCGTCGTAACTATGGTGCCGTCATCGTAAAGAACGATGAGATAGTTGGAACCGGCTACACAGGCGCGCCAAGAGGGGAAGAGAACTGTTGTGACCGTAACTACTGTGAACGGGACAAGCTTCAGGTGAAACCAGGAGAACGATATGAACTCTGTCGTAGCGTCCATGCTGAGATGAACGCGGTTCTCTCTGCCGGCCGCTTCAATACGTTGGGCGCTACTATCTACGTAATAGGTAGGGATATGAAGACAGGGCAGCTAATAAGCACGCCTCCTTGCTCTCTCTGTGAACGAATCATAAAGAACGCAGGGATAAGTGACATCATCGCGCCGTGCTATCATCATATCCTTTCTAAGTAAAAGAAAGGATAGGTCCATGAAAGAGTACACACCACGTCTGTCTATTGAAATAAAAAAGGAAACGTACCTAAGGATGAAAGATAAGATTCCTTGGGGTCTTACGACCAAAGTAATGTCAGCTCTTCTGGAGGACCTCCTTGACCTTATCGACGCGCACGGGGATATAGTAATTGCGGCTATCCTAAATAGGTGTCTCGGAACCAAGGATGTGATGCAGGAGCTGAGAGGAAAGGAGTTGAAGAAAGATGGAACTAGCTGATATCAGAAAGAGCATCTCCGAGATGTCAGAGGAAGAGCTTCGTTCTCATCTCACCACCCTTAGAAGTAATAGAAGGATCAGCAAGAAGCCGAGAATAGAAGCAAAGCAAAGGAAGCTTGCGAAAGAAGGAGCTTCCCTCAGCACGGATACTCTTCTCAAGAACATCTCAGCAGACCAAGCAGCGCAGCTACTCGCCCTTATGGAAGGAGGAAGTAAGTAATGATAGAGCTTAAAGAAATCCCTGTTTCAAGCATCATCTACGGTATCCGCTTTAGAGAAGACCTTGGTGATATTTCAGATCTAGTTGCTTCCTTTAAGAAGGAAGGAGTAATATCTCCTCTTGCCGTGAAGGGAAATCCAGATGGAACATATCTCCTCCTCGCTGGTGGACGCAGGTACACAGCAGCTATGAAGGCCGGTCTCTCTACCGTCCCTGTCCGCTGTTATCCTGATTCTATCAGCGAGCAAGAGATGCGCTCCATCGAGCTTATGGAGAATATCTGCCGAAAGGATCTAGATTGGGCTGAGAAGGCAAAACTCTCTAAACGTATCTGGGAACTCCAAGTTGAAATTCATGGAGAGAAAGCCTCCACTGCCTCTGATGCCAGTGGCGTCTCTAAGCGAGACGTAGCGGGGATGATAGGAAAGAGCCACGCCTCTCTCATCAAGGACATCCAAAGGGCAGAAGCTCTCACGTTCTTCCCAGAAATAAGCAAAGCCAAGAACGCAAGTGAAGCAGATAAGATGATAGGGAAGCTTCAGGAAGAAATGATAAGAGCTGAGCTCGCTAGTAGAATTGCCAAGAAGGTCGCCGACACTCCAGTTGATAAGCTACACCAGACGCTGGTGAATCAGTATATAGTAGGTGACTTCTTCTCTGGAATCACAAAGGTCCCCTCCGGCTCAGTAGACCTCATCGAACTCGATCCTCCTTATGGAATAGAGCTAACAAGCCAGAAACGAGACATGGGTACTAACTATACAGACCAATATAACGAGGTTGACGTAGCGGACTATCCAGACTTCCTCTTCAACCTTGTAAAGGAGTGCTATCGAGTTATGAGCTCTAGTTCTTGGCTGATCTTCTGGCACGCTAAGCAGTGGAGAGAGACTATCAAGAATATCCTTGACGACTATGTCGACATGGTAGCGGAGGAAGCTATTTGGTACAAAGGAAACGTAGGTCAGGCTAACAACCCTAGTCTCTATCTTGCCAGTTGCTTCGAGCCTTTTCTCTATATCAGGAAAGGCAACCCTAGTATCATCCGCCAGGGTAGGAGTAACGTATTCTACTATAAACCAGTCCCCAGTAGCCGCAAAGTTCATCCTACTGAGCGGCCGATAGAGATGATACAAGAGATTCTCCAGACCTTCTGTTGGGAAGGATCTAGAATCGCTGTTCCCTTCCTTGGCTCCGGTAACACACTGTTAGCCGCAAGTAACCTAAGCCTCACAGCCTTCGGTTGGGATCTATCCCAAGCATATAAAGATGCCTATATGATAAAGGTAACAAATAGTCGACCTGGAAGCTACCATAGCTACAAGGAGGAACAAGATGGTTAGACTAGTACCTGGCGCAGGACCTATTGACGCGAAAATAGTAATGGTCGGTGAAGCTCCAGGTGCTGAAGAGGAACGAACTGGAAAGCCCTTCGTCGGAAGCAGTGGTGAGCTTCTCACTAGCATTATGCACAGCGTCGGTATTTCTAGGGAAGAGGTCTATATCACTAATGTAGTGAAAGAACGACCTCCTAAGAATGATATAGGCATGTTCATAAAGTTTGATCGCGGGAAGGTTGCTTCGACAGCTCTCTATGACCAACATGAGAAGCTCCTCTATGAAGAGCTCTCCAAGACTAACGCCAACGTCTATGTAGCCATAGGTGGTGTATCTCTATACGCGCTGACAAGGGAGGATAAGATAACCAAGCGTAGAGGCTCTATCCTAGCGGGCCGACAGATAGGCGGAAAGAAGGTAATTCCTATCATCCATCCTGCTTCAGCCCTCAGGAACTATCTCTTCTCTCACTTCATCCGCTTTGATATGAAGAGGATAAAGGAGGAGAGTGCATTCCCAGATATTCGACTCCCTGCTCGCTACCTTACAATCGAACCTAGCTTCATCGAGAGTATGGCCTATATCCAAAGCTGCACAAGCCTTCCTCTTCTAGGCTTCGACATCGAGGTAGTGAATGAAGAGGTCTCCTGCATCTCCATAGCTCGTTCTCCTTACGACGTGATCTCTATTCCCTTTGTAAAGGAGGGTAGGGACTATTTCACGGTGGACCAAGAGGCAGCTATCTGGCTGGAGATTGCTTCTCTTCTAGAGAACCCAGACATAAAGAAGGTTGGTCATAACGTCTGCTTCGACTCTACCTTTCTCTTCATCAAGTACGGCATCCGCTCTTGTAACCTAAGGGACACAATGGTTAGCACTGGCATCTGCTATCCAGACTTTCCAAAGGGACTAGACTTTGTTACATCTATCTGCACGAAAGAGCCTTACTATAAAGATGATGGAAAGAAGTGGTTCAAGTTTGGTGGCTCTATCAAGGACTTCTGGATCTACAACGCGAAGGACTCAGCCGTCTGTATCGAGTCTGAGAATGTTCTCGCAAGCGAAGTTCAGAGGCAAGGGAACGAAGATACGCTTAGGCGACAGCTCTCTATCATCCCAAGTCTCGTCTACATGCAAGCTCGTGGCATCCAGGCGAATAAGAAAGGCATGGAGGATGCAGCAAAGGAGAATGAGAAGAAACTAGAAGTTCTTCAGGCTGAGCTAAACTCTCTCTGTGGCTTCCCTATTAACCCAAGTAGTCCAAAGCAGTTGCAGAACTACTTCTACATAACCAAAGGGATCAAGCCCTACGTCTCACGCACAACAGGGAACATAAGTGTAGACGCGATGGCTCTAAAGAGGATCGCTAGACGTGGCTTTCGAGAAGCCCAGATCATCCTCGAGATGAGACATCTACTGAAGATCAACGGAACCTACTTTGGGATGGATCTAGATGATGATAATAGAATCCGATGTAGCTTCAATCCCGTAGGAACTGAGAATGGTCGCCTGTCGAGTAGCAAGACTATCTTTGGTAAGGGAGGAAACATGCAGAACATCCCGCCTGAGATGCTTCGCTTTCTCGTCGCAGACCCTGGATGTGTCCTCTACAATATCGACCTCTCTCAAGCGGAAAATAGAATCGTTGCCTATATTGCCCCAGAACCTAACATGATCGCTGCCTTCGAGTCTGGACTAGATATCCACAGGCAGACCGCGGGTCTAATCCTAAACAAGAAACCGGAGGACATAAGTGATGAAGAAGGAAGCTCAAGCATTGGAGGTGGTCTTTTTTCAGAGAGATTCTGGGGAAAGAAATCTAATCATTCTCTCAACTACGATCTTGGCTTCAGAGCCTTTGCTCTCATTTGTGAGATCCAAGAAGGGGAAGCTAAATATATCGTTGAAAGATACCATTCTGTCTATCCAGGGGTTCGACAATACCACGCCTGGGTTAGAGCTCAACTTAGTAAAGGAAGGACTCTTACAAATTGTCTTGGACGTAAGAGACTATTCACCAATAGATGGGGAGACGAACTCTTTAAGGAGGCCTATGCCTTCATCCCTCAGTCAACCGTCGCAGATATCATTAACGAACGGGGACTAGCTTATGTCATGGGAAATCCCTTGTTTAGGGGAGTAGAGATTCTAAATCAAGTTCATGACTCCTTAGTGGTGCAGATCTCAGTAGAGAGAGTTCCCGTTCTACACCATGCAGAAGCCTTGAAACGTATTGTCGACTCTCTTCAGACACCTTTATCCTATAGAGGCCAAACATTCTCGATTCCTGCTGATGTCCATGTAGGTCTCACGCTAAACAAAAAAGGAATGAAGGGAGTTAAGGTGAATGGAAAGAATACTATCGAATTGGCTGGACTCTTATCTTCTCTACACAAGGAGATCGGAGCCACCTCTTTTATATAAGTATTGGGTAGGAGTCTCTGTCGTAGCTGCTGCACTCCGAAGGAAGTGCCGCTTGCAGATAGGAACTCTTACATTCTACCCTAATATGTATATCGTTCTAGTTGGCCCTTCAGGGAAGTGCAGGAAAGGGACAGCTATGGGACCAGGGGAGGATATGCTCTCTGATCTCGGGATCAAGGTTTCATCAAACTCAATCACGCGTGAGGCTCTGGTTCACCAGCTAAAGACATGTAGCGATACCTCGATCACACCTAGCGGCGATATGTCTATGCATAGCTCTCTCACTATCTTCAGTAAGGAGCTAACAGTCTTCCTTGGCTATAACAACCAACAGCTAATGGCTGACCTTACTGACTGGTACGACTGTGCAGGGAAGTGGGAGTACCGAACGAAGAACATGGGAACTGACGATATATCTGGAGTCTGGGTGAATCTTATTGGCGCTACTACTCCTGACCTCCTCCAGACGACACTCCCTAGGGATGCGATAGGTGGTGGCCTGACAAGTCGTATCATCTTCGTGTATGAAAATAAGAAGGATCATACTGAACCATTCCCTGTCTTAACAAAGGAGGAAGTAGAGCTAGGAAAGCAACTGAGGATAGACCTCGAGCAGATAGGGATGCTTCAAGGTGACTATACTGTAAGCGAAGAGTTTATCGACAAGTGGATCGAGTGGTACACGTATATAGATCGCTCACCTCCTCCCTTTGACGACTATCGTTTCGCTGGATACTTCGAGCGGAGACCTACTCACATGTACAAACTATGTATGATTATGAACGCTGCACGCACGAACTCTATGAGAATAGAAGTAGAGGACTTCGACCGAGCACTAGACCTGCTCACAAAAACAGAACGCATGATGCCTTATACGTTCTCTGGCCTTGGTAAGAGTCCTACCTCTGACATTCTCCATAGGGTCCTAACTGTTCTCGGGACCAAGAAACGCATGAAGGTCTCTGACCTCCAAGCTATGTTCTGGGCTGATGCAGATGCACGGGTTCTAGAGGGGATCATAATAACTATAAAGAACATGGGCTATGCTCATGTTACTTATGAAGGAAAGGAGGAGTTTCTTAACTATAATCCGCACCAAACTGTGGTAAAAAATTAACCAAAGGGAAAGGAGAAAAGCTATGAGAGTATTTCTAGTAAACGAAAGTAACCCTATCGCCATGTCCCTGGTCAACAAGATCAACAATGCAGAGAATGGAACTATCGTAAAGGTCACAGCAGAGGAATGGAAGTTCGCTAAACATGGTGGCCTCCTACCTATTGAAATCCCTGAGGACTCAATAGGTAGGAAGCTCACTATCGCGGGAGGCTCTCTCCCTCAAACAGGAGAGGTTAAGTCTGGAGCCAAAAGTGGGCCAGATAAACCTAGCCCTTCTACTGTAGGTCAGAAGCCTCCGGGTACATCTCCAAAATCTCCGGTCGCCTGATAATCTCAGTCATCAAGAGACGGCGCTGCTTTGGGTCGAGAAGTCGAAACTTAGCAGCCCGTCTCAGAGTTCCTACCTTGATCCCATACTTCTGCATCGCAAGTAGGTCGTCCTCTGCTATAGGCTTCCCCTTACCAACGCTGTCCAGCACGTTATCAATAGTCTGAACCTTCAGATCAGCGAGGCGAGAACTCCTCGTTGTTAGAATCCTCTCCTCCGTCCTTAGTCTGTTAAGCTCCAGAGGCTCCGCTCCCATGACGTTCTTAGTGACAAAGGCAGCAGTGTTGTCTATATGATATAGACGCCTCCCTCTCTCATCCTTCACCCAACCGTCCTTGTCGATAACCTGATCTATCATGTTAGCGTAGTAGCGAGAAATAGGGAACGTCGAGCCCATAAACTTGCGAAGCTCTATCCCATCTAGTCCCTTCCCCTCAGTTGTAGGAACTACTACATTCTTATAGAAAGAGACGAAGTCAGAGAGCATAGGACCTAGCCAGTCCTTCTCAGTTGATGGAAACTGGAACGTCGCAGCTGCGGAGACATCAACTCCAAAGAGTCCACCTATACCTCTAGAGAGCTTAGGCACCTCCTTATTCATCCACTCTTCTACATCATCCAAGAGGCCAAGAGCACCGAGGATAGGCAGCGACTTCAAGATGATAATCCCACCTCTAGGACCAGCCAGAGCTAGTTGCATAGCCATATAGCGTGCAATCTCAGGACCTCTAAGAGTCGAGATAAACTCCATCTCCTTAAGCATATAAGGCTTGAACTGAGTGATAAGACGACCAGTAGGTCCTCGCATGAGCTCAGGAAGCGAAGCCATGTCGTAGGTAAACTGTTGGAACCAATTAGCCTTGATCGCTGCGTTTCTAGCAGCTCCCTCACTCAGACCAGACTTCTTCGCTATAAGATAGTTTGCCGCTAACGTGAGCTTACGGACAGGAATCTCCGGAGCTTGGAAAAAGCCTAGAGGCTCGATAGCTGCATGTACTCCTCGACCAAGTGCAGTCTTGGGCGGACTGAGAATCCCCCACCGCTCGAAGGAACCACGAGAAGAAAGCTCACCAGTAGCACTCTCCACTATATTGACTCCAAGGTAGGGTTCCATATCCTTGATAAACGCCTTCCCTTGTTCCGTCCGAAGGAAAGCAACTCCATCTGCTACAGCCTTCGTTCCTAGCTTCGTCCAGACATGGCCGAGACCACTAAGGCCGTTGATAATTCCCTTAACAGGAGCGTAGCCTAGCTTAAGGTTAGCCTGCAGCTCACGAGATCCTTGGACCGCCTTCGAGTACACACGCTGGTGTCCTGTTCCCTCAAACAACTTATCAACCACTTTGTCGACTGCATAGTAACGACCCTTGACATCCTCGACAAGACGCTGGAGGAACTCAGTTTCAGTCTTACTAAGGTAAGGTCTCTTGATTTCTCTCTCCTTAATAGAACCATCCTTAGCCTTATACTTCTCAGTCCCCACTACTTCTTGCTTACTGATAGCCCTTCGGATGTCATCTATCCTCGGGTCCAAAGCCATCTTCTTCTCCATAGTGTACATATAACCATAGAGAACATCAAAGACATTCTTCTCGCCCTGGAGAAACTCACGACGAGGAAGAGTATAGGGAGCAAACTGCTTCGTCGGCTTAATGAAGAAGCGATCCTTGATTCCCTTCTTAGCTAAGTGAAACGCTATATCACTATTTATTCCTTCTATAGCTCCCTTTAATCCTTCCTGTAGGTTAAAGAGAATCCTGTTATAGCTTCTCTTACTAACGCCAGTAGCAAGTTCTTCTATATTAAAGTCCGTATCTAGCTGGAACTCCTTCTCAGGAAACTTATCATGAAGATCTATAAACTTCCTAGCTGCATCCTTCTTCGACATGGCTCTAGCATAGAGCTTCCCTCCACTGACGATTCTATAGGGCCCCCTTTCAACGTGGGTTACATAGTCCTCAAGACCCCAGCTGTCGATCTCAGAGTAGTCCTTAGCTATATCACGAACTACATCCTCATTAAGCCACTTGCGAACTCTTCTCCTCCCCAGCTTGTCAAGAACTATCCTCTCCTTATACTTCGCTACAACCTCGTCGATAGACCTACCCGAGATGTACTCCAACAGCGCGGCATACTCGTCTTCGTTAAGATTCTTCTTATACTCAGAACGAAGGAAGTCCTTGTACTTCTCCCTAACCGCTGCTAGCTCCTCTCGAAGCAGACGAGCAGCTTCTAGCTCCTGAGGCGTACCTTCTGTTATCGTTCCTTCCAGGAGTCCCTTAATCCTCTCCTTCGCCGCTTGGTTAGGGAGCATAGACTCAGCGGTTCTAACAACTTCATTCCTCTTCGACGCTGCACTGTTGGCTTCGTAGACAGCCTTGTGTAGGTTGAAGGTGAGAGGTTCTACCTTCTTATTATCTCTAAAGGCAAAGTCAGGAGACATGATCTTAGATCGAACAACTTCTCCTACATTCTTCGCTACATTCCTCATCACTCCTTCTATATGCTCTTCCTCCGTTCGATAGGTCAACTTCGACCCATTGATTTCGGCAACTATTCTATTGGAAGGAGCTTCTCGCTGGACCTTGTCACTCTTTAGTTTCTTACTAATAAAGTCCACAACCGCGCCAACGCCGAAGGGATCGGAGTAGATAGGGAAAGAAGATGGAGTCTTTGAGGTAATTGGGAGGTAAGGAATTTCTTTGGTACCTTCTACGATAATACTTTCAACTTCTCCTTTCCCATACTTCGTCATCAATCCAGGAATTATTTCATCATAGAGACGCTTGAGTCCTTCGCCGCCGACTTGGAGATCGAGTCCTGAAAGAACACCTTTATCTGATGCCATTATTTTCTTAGATAACTCTTTTCCAACAACATCTTCTAATCTAGGTCGCTGTCCAAATAAAGTAGAACCACCATCTGGCGCAGTAATAGTGCCATCTTCATGAATATAGAAATTCTCAAGGATAGTTCCATCAGGCTTAGATATAGAAGTTCTTCTTACTTGCTCCTTCCCAGATTTTCCTTTACTCCAGTCTATAGAACCAACATGCTGAATCAAATCATATCTCTTTGCCTGCATCTTTCCAGTAGTCCAAGCAACTCCATCAAATCCATTCTCCTTCGCGTAAGAAAGAATCCTCTTTACTCCAATATCATAGATTCTATTACGAATTCCTTCAGGCATTTTCTCCTGATTAGTTTTACTTGGACCTTGTATCTCTTCAACAAAGAGGATTCGCTTTGTATGATCTTTAAGTCCTTTAGAAGTATAGCCTACAATATTCTTATCTTTAGGAAGAGGATCAACTATTTCTCTCTCATTAAACCTAATCCTTACAACAGGATTCCGAATATCTGAATAAGGACCGTGACCGTCTTGCCAAACACGACCATATCTGTCTTTAATAAGTCGATTAGCAATAATTAGATCAGAGGTACGATCTACAAAATTACCTCCATCATCAGTAATTATATAATCCCCACGATCTGTCTTTTTAATAGTAAACTTTTCAGTTGTTTCTTTTGGTGCCGTCACAAACATTTCTCTATAACTTCCAGAAACATAACCTGGTTCTGTATATTGTTCATACTGTGGAAGATGCATCTCTTGCTCACCATACTTATCTGTCTTTAGTTCCCCTAGCACAACATCTTCAAACTTCATCCCTCTGGCATCAAGCTCTTGTAAGACATCCTCTTTAGAAACAACTCCATGCTTCCCTCCAAGAATATCATTAACTTCATCCTTCGTAACTCCATTGCCAAGAAGAGTCTTACGAAGCTGTTCTACAGGCATACGAGTACGCATTTTCTTATTCACTACATTCTTAAGCATAGAATAGAAACGCTCTGCCTGCTGCGTTCCCATAAAGCCCAGCGAAGTATCTTCAAAATCCAGTTCCTCAGGCATCCCTTCTTCTTCCAACAGCTTCTCATAGTCAATCTCACCTGCTCCTTCCTTCTCCTCCACCTCTCTCGCTTCTTCCTCTACCTTCTCCTCTAAAACCTTTCCTCTCCTTCTCCTCTCCTTCCCTTTCTTGTTAACAACTTCAGCTTCCTTCTTCTTCTCAATCTCTCTATTCCTTCTATCTAGCGCCAACTTCCAGTTGAGCATGATCTCTTCCTTACTCTTCGGCGCGTTCTCCAGAAGGACATCTACCTCATCACTCTCTAACATCTTATCTCGAACAGAAGAGAGAATCTGAACTAGAAGGGAAGGCTTCTCTTCCTCCCCTGCTTTCTCATAGGCATCTATCTCTGCCTCTATCTTCGCTTCGTTCTCTGCTTTCTTTGCTTCTTCTGCTGCCTTCTGTTCAGGCGTTTTCTCTACTTCTTCAACAGGTTTTGTGGCTCTAGCTTTTGCTGCTTCCTCTACCTTTCTTGCAACTTCTGCTGCCTTCGCTAGAGTCTCAGGCGACATATCTGGCTGCTGATTAACTCTCTCCACAATAGCCTTGGCTTCCTCAGGAGTCATCTTATTGATCTCCTTCATAGGATAGCCCATTCTATTAAGAAGAACTTTCGTATCAGGATCTATGGTAATTTTTTTACCATAGCTTTTCTTCTTCCCTTCTACCTTCCCCTCCTCAGCCTTCTCTCCCTTCCCTTCTGGTGCTTGAAGAACTCCACCTGCCTGAGCCTCTCCTCTGCCTGCTCCTTCGACAGGTTGTCCTGGCTCAGATTCTTTCCCTCCTCGCTCACCACCTTGTAGCCCCGTCTCGTCTTTCTTATCACCGCTTGGTACCTCCTTCTCCTTCGCCAAGGGCTTCTCTTCAGCTAAGGGCTTCTTTATTCCCAGCTCTAGAATCGTCTCGAGTTCCTTATCTGGCCTTCCCAGAAGATCTTCCTCTCTATATCCCAAAGCCTTAAACTTCTCAAGCGTCTCAGGAGGAAGTGGATCAAGAGGAAGCTCAGCCTGCTCTCCTTCTCTCAGCTCTCCCTCTACCTTAGCTGGAGTTTCTTCTACTTTTGCTTCTTCTCCCTTTGGAACATATAGTTCTTCCTTCTCTCCTTCCAGCCCTGTCTCCTTAAGCTTATCCTGTTCCGCTACAGCGTCCTGTAGACGCTTAAGGTCCTCAGCCGCAGCGGGATCAGTCTCAGCTCTCTTCTTCAGCTCAGCCTCTACACTCTCAACAGTAGCCCTTCCTCTTAGCCTTCTAACTATTCCCCTCCCTGCCATCCCCAGACCTGCAAAAGCAGGATGAAGAACAGCAGTTGCAGCTCCGAATCCTACTGCTTCCTCTGCACCTTCAGTGATCTTTTCTCCCAACGAAGTAGAGGCAGGAGTCCCTATAGTAGTTCCAACTATTCCACCCTCAGCAGCTCCACGACCTATAGCACGAGCATAGTTCGAAAGCGGACCAGCTCCCTTTGTAACAAGAGGGGCAACAAACTTTCCAACCTTAGGCACTGTGGAGGCTACCCTAAGCGCACCACCACCGAGACCAGCGTAGAGAGGAACCTGAGGAAGGAACTCTACCAGCCCTCCAGCCATCTCACCTACAAATGACGTCTCAGGATGAGCCTCTAGCTTCTGTATAAGCGGCTCCTGAGCAAAGGCTTTCTGCAAGAGACTAGGATCAAATGGAGCATTCTCAGGCGCAAAGTAGCTATATAGATTCCCTGCCATCTCCATAGCTCTCGCACTACCTCTAAGCAAATGCCCAGCTGTTCGTTCGAGTATACTAGGAGCCTCCAGATGATTATTCTCTATATACGCCAGAGCCTGCTCTGAAGTCGTGCCTTCAGGGAACTCAACTTCTTTTCCATCTTTCAGCTGAACGATCATTAGGATCCTCCTTAAGAACTAAACATAAGGTCAAACTCATTCATAGGTAATGTTGGGTTAGTAAGATGTAATTTTGGGTTAAGAGAAGGAAGCGTATCAACTCTTTTTCCTGTATTCTTCCGTCTCTCGGCGTCAGCTTCTAGCTCTTCCTTTGTAACAACTATTCTATTCCCTATATCCCCTATCACAGGTAGCTCCGTAAAGGGCATACCAAGCTTTTCCATAAGCCCTTTTCTTCTGGAGTGCACATCCTTAAGGAGTATCTCGTCACTAGGAGTCATTGCTGTTCCTAGAACCTGCGCGTTCTTAAAGGCTGCCTCTCCTGCAGAATCATTGGGGAAGTCAGTTCTCTTACTCTTTCCCTTCAGCTGCATGAGAATCTTCTCAGCAGCCTCCAACTGTCTCACAGTATCAGCAGTTTCTCTAGTAGCTCTATTCTCAGCAATCTCCTTCTGCCTAGTACGCGCAATCTCTATTGCTGCCTTATAGTCATTCATCGAGTTAAACATCGACGCTACATCCTTGGCACCTTCCTTCGCAGTCATACTAAAGCGTAGGAAGGCTCCAACACTTGGAATGCCTGCAGGCAGCCATTCTGGCTTCACGTTGTCTAGATTATTTCCCTTAATGATCGTCTCTAGCTGCGCTCTATCAGCTGCTTCCCTCTCCTGAAGTATAGCCGCCTGAGCTCTAGCAGGCTCACCTGCATACTTCAGCTTAAACGCTTGTCCAGCAGGAGACATCTCCCAGTTCTTCCATGCTGCATCAGCTCTCGCTCCTTCTGCTAGAGCCTGCTTATAGGCATTATCTATCGGTGCCTGACCCTCAGCAAAGGTCTGCTTTCTCTCCTCCAGTCCCTGCCTCCTCACACCGAGACCATGAGTATAAGTCGCTGCCACCTGCTCTGGGCTGAGCGTCATAGCGACTGAACTAGGAAGCGCTGCCTGCGAGAACTCCTGAGCAACTGGTCCAGCTCCAACCACCGGCTGCTCAGAGAAACTACCGATAGTTGGAACTGTAGGGTTTGTTGCACCCAGATCAGGACTTGCTGAGAAAGCCTCTTTCACACGATCAGCTGTATTCTCTGGAAAGAACTTAGGGTTCAACGAACTAAGCGTCTTAAAAACGCGAGAAGCGTCTGAGTACTGTTTCGACAGATCCTGCAAGTTTCCTCCAGGAGCCTTCGGCGTAATAGGTTGCGTTCCAGACATCTGAGCACTCGCTACGTTCTGGGCGCCAGCAGTAGCCATCCTCGAAGCTACGTTTCCCATAGCCTCTCCTAGCGAGCCTTTCTCAGAAACAGAAGCTCCCATCTGACCAAGAGCTGCTATCACCATCCTTCTATTATTATCATCCTTGAGCCATTCTGTAAAAGAAGAAGGAGCGTCGGAAGGAACTTCTCCTCTTGACATCTGCAGATTCCGAGAGAACTCTAGTGTCTCTGGCAAGAGTCCCTCACTAAACAAACTACGATAGTCCACATTCTCAGCCATCTTACCCTCCTTAAGCTTGCAAGATAAATACGTCTGCTAGGCCTATAAGAAAGCCCACTACTGCTCCAATAGCGGTTCCATAGGGAGGATATGCTGAACCTATATATGCTCCCTGTGCTGTCCACATAGCTATAGTCATGACCTGGATATCCTTACTCTTAGTT